TCTTGCCCTTCATTCGGGTAAGCAGGTCCCTCGCCTCGTTAAAGGTTAAATGCTCAAAGACATCGCCCATAATCAGGTAGGTGTAGGCCGAAAAATCGAACTCACGAATATCCCCAATATGCAGGGTTTGATAAAGGTTCTGCAAACCGAATCGGCTGACATACGGCTCGTGAATCTCGATGCCATCCATCTTGATTTCGGGAAGCAGCAGGGCGTAAGTTCCGCAACCGCATCCAATGTCAAGCACCCGGTCGGATTCGGTTAGAATCGAGCGGATATGGTTGCCAACAAAGTCCTTGTGGAACGGGTGTGAGTAGGGCATATTATCCGATTTGAAGTCCATCGGCTATCTTCTTGGCCGTGCTGGAGTGATTTGCTTTGTCAAGGTACTGCCGAAACTCCCAGTCCGACTCCATCTCTAAGGGGGTTATGTAGTAGGGCAGATGCCTCACCTCATAGGGGGCCAAAGTCCTCGCACCGCTAATGCAGACCTGATAGGTGTCGGCATGGTAGAAGGCGAAGGTCGTATCAACTGGAGCCAAGCGAAGGTTGCCATAGGTCGGTTGCTTGTGGTAGCGATGTTCAGCAGGTTGGAAGAATAGGGCGTTTTCGGGAACATCGTCAACACGAATGCCGAGGCCAATTTTGTCCTTGACGTTGAACTGCACCCCGTTAAAGTCCTTGGCTTCTTCGTCCCGGTAGATGTAGGGGTAGGAAGGCGAATCGTACCAAAGTTCACGCATTCGCACGATGGTGTCGTCAGGGCATCCTGAAAGGTCAAGGTCGGGGTCGGTTACGATGTAATCGGGGTAGCCAAAGTCATTCCTAAGTCTTTTGTCAACCCCAAGCCTCCATGCCACAAGATGTCCCAAGTTCTGCCCGGTACGGACCACCGAAACGTCCTCGTTACCTTTGAGCGATTCGTACCACTCCAAGGTAGGGCCGTAAGTTGAACCGTTGTCAAGAATTATGATAGGTCCGCATTCCTTCATCCGTTGCAGTTCCTTGACCATCGCTTTCGGCCAAGTGTAGAGATTAAAGTTGGTAATGAGGATAGGGACCTTCATGGTTAAAACGTGATTACAAACTTTTCGGGACCCGGCCATCCGGGGTTGGTGTCGTGGACCTTGGTGTCAGGCTTCTTGCCAATCCAATGCTCTGCCTGCCACCTCTGCTTGCGTTCCGGCTCACCCAGTTCCTTGATGTGGGATGACTTGGCCCACCAATAGGTCCCCCCAAAGTAGGGGTAGCCGTCGGGGTTGTTGTGGTCCGCCATGTGGGGAAACTGCTCCTTGGTAATCCAATGGCAGCCGACTGCATCCACACCTTCCAGCAGTTGCAAGCAGCGTTCCCAAGCCACGACGTTAAAGAAGGTCATGCTGCGATTCCACAACTGGTTTATCAATGATGGGTCGCTTGCCCCCTTCGTGTGAGCGTACAGGTACACGGCTTCCTCTTCCTGCGAGGCTCGGTACATTTCAGTCAGCGTCGCCTGCTCCCAAGCGTTGGTCCGGGTTACCACGACCTTGACCTTATCGGCCACCATCGAGTTTTCCAGCACCTCCTTGACCGCCTTGCGTTGTTCGGGTGGACCGACGATGCCTACACGGATTTCGTCCAAGACATTGATGAGGCCGTAATTGCAGACCGCCATCATGTGTTGGTTGAGTATCAACTGCCAGTTCCCTCCGCAGTAGATGTGGTAATAGTGAACGACTTTCATAAGGTCCAAAGGAGGGTTAGAAGGGTGATGATGAAGAAAATGGCTGCAAGCGTCTTGCCGATTTCGATGAGCAGGTCAAGGATGCGTTCGGGGTTCATGCCTCAAAGTTAAACCACAACATACTTCCCTGAGTTACTGACCCGTAACTTGTTGAGTGCCACATACCGCATCGCATCGCAGGCGTGGTTGAAGGAATCAATCGGGACCCCCGTGTTCTTGCCCTCCTTGTCGGTGGCCCAAGTGTAGGACCGCAGTTCTTTGATGAGGTTGGTCGAGTCCTTGGTAACCTGCAATTTAAAGCGTTTCAGGATGTCAATGCCGTTCCGAACCGAGTCGGGACCTTTCTCCGCCGGCTTGATGTTAAAACCTAACCGATAGATTTCCTCGATGCTCTTCGGTTCTGCTGAATCCGCCACGATCTCCCAAGCCCTTGTGATGCCCAGCGTCCGAAGTTTATCTGCGATGTCTTGGTTCGTGAGGCCCGTAGCGTAGAGCAGTTCTTGGATGAGCAGGCAGTCCCCTTGGCGGTATATTGCTACGAGTGCCGTAGGGTCGTTGCTAAAGCCCCAGTCAAGCCCAAGGGCGACGAATTTGGCTCGGCTGACATCGATACCCTCCACGACCTCGAAGTCCTCGTAGATCGCCCCCTGAAGCGTCCCGACCTGACCGAGGCCATAGACCTTCCACCAGTTCGCCCAATAGGCAGAGGTTTCGGCTTTGGTACGGTTCAGTTCGATGTCCCGCTTGATGGTATCAGGCAGGGCCTCGTTGTCGTTGTAGGTTAGGATGACCAGTTCTGCATCCTGTTCGGGCAGGACCTCCGTATGCGCCCAAAATTCGTGGGTCGGGTTAAAGTCGATGTAGATCGCCTCGCTGGTACGGATTGCCAACTGGTAGTAGGATTCAAAGTCGATGTTGTTCGCCTCGTTGATGTAGACGACCTGCCTCCTTGCCCCTCGGAGCCTTGCCTCGGAATCAGCCGAAAAGAACTCGATGATTGAGCCGTTGGCGAAGTTGTAGGTGAGCAGGGTCTTGTTCCATCGGTCTGCGACCCATCGGCCTGTCCATTGCATGACCTTAGCGAAGTCCTTGATTGCACCCCTTCGTAGGTGGGGGATAGATTCGGAAACTACCGAAATCTCGGTCTTGTTCTTGGCTGCGATGTCTATGAGGACCGCAAGGATGGCAAGGGTCTTGCCTGCACTTGTTCCGCCTTGGATGACCTTCTTCCGGGCCGTCATCCGACGTATTCGGCTGATAGCGGTCGTGTACTTAAAGTCCATCCCCAAACAGGGGTTGCTCAATGTGAACCGTGTTCTCCTGCTTGTCAACCAAGCCCAGCAGACGAGAGGCGATGTTGGCCGAGTAAACGCCAGCACTTGAACCCTCCAGCATATCCTTGTCGCAGGTCAGCCTTATGCGTGTAATGATTGATAAGAATTCCTTGTGATGGTCGCTATCTCCATTTCGATACTGCGATAGGTTATGGCAAACGCCATTTTCTGCAAGGTATCCCTCAAAGCCCCGAAAGGTAATCGGACGCTCTTTATCCCTGTAAACCATGTTCCCATCCTTGCCGACATAGTCCTGCACCCGGTAAGGGTTGGCCTTATTCTCGGCTCGGTATCGTTCAAACGCCTCCCATAGTTCTTCGGGGGTATTCCAAATTGGGGGTCGGCCTGCCATCAGTATTCGATTTTGTCTATGAGTTCGTCTATTTTGTCCACTATCTTCATCTTCACCGCAAATGCGTTTGGGGCATTGGAATCGTCTACCGCTCCGATGCAGTCGCACAGGGTCGTAATCACCATCATAAGCGAATCCATCCGAGCCTGCACTTGGGCTTCGTCATCCTTCGCCTTCGAGTTCGCCAAGTTCTCGGAGTTTATTCCTGCTCCATGATAAAGCAGACTTACCGCCCCACAGGAGGTAGGAGATGTAACCGCAGTCCGAGGTGTCGTCTGCATTGTCGTAGTAGGTTTCAGCACGGGATAGGTAGGAGTGCATCCGCTTGATGGTTTCCACCGAGATGGCTTCCCCGCTGGCTAACTGCTGCGCCCTGACCTTGCCCGTCTGCGTCGCACACTTGTTCCCGTTGCGTTCGTTGAGTTCTATCCCCCGCTTGGCATTGTTCCTGATACCTTCCCCATAGTCGGCATAGGACTCGAACTGCTGCCTCTTGTGTTTGGTATAGATTGAGCCGCAAACGGCCAATCGTTGAGCCGTATCGGGGAACTCTGCGTTGGTCTCGTTGTTGCTCATGCAGCGACCGATGAAGCCTTCTTTGCTTTCGTTATTGTTCGGAATTGGCAGGGGCATTCAGGGGGTGGGTTATGGTGTTTTGGTTGGCTTCGGCAAACAAGTCCGCTTGAAGGTAAATGTATTGAAGAGCCGATTTTACGCAGTCTGCGCACCACCAGTTTGTGGGGGGTCTTCCGTGAGCGGTCAGGATGGCTTGCAGTTCCCCAACGGCATCGGGTGGCAGTCGCATCGTCAGGGAAGCGATGTACTGGTCCCAGTACTTGCGATGCTTTTGGGCCACGATGAATTGGTCGTTGGTCATTTGAAGGTCCATTCCCGGATGATTATTGCGGTGGCAGATGAGGCAAGCCCAAGGATTGGAGCCAAGTACCATTGGCAGGTCGGCAGGGTCAGCAAGACCCCAAGCCAAAAGCCAAAGCAGGTCATGCACGAAAACGGCTTCCGCTTGGCGAAGGGCAGAGCGTAGAACCATCCCGGCAGCACCCGGAACTCCACGACCGCAAGGGTCGCTAAAGCACTAATCAGGATTGGATAGACCAGTATATCCATTTGCTTCAATTGCAGTTTTGATTTTGGCCTTGGCCTGTTCGATTGAGTAAATGATGGACCGGTAAGGGATGCCCGTTTCCCGGGACATGGCCTTCATGTTCCCCGTCTGCATCAGTAGGTTCAGCAGTTCTTTGTCGTACGGGAACGCTCCGTCCTTGGCCCAAGAGTCCATCTCTTGCTGGGCAATGGCCCAAAGGTCATCGAGCAGGGAGTCGTAGTCCTTGCCTTCTTCTTGGGTTTCGGGATCCACCTCGACCCTCTCGTCGTGGTGTCGGTACTTCTTGGCGAATTGGTTGTTGTTGCCCCGATACAGGTTCATGATGAGGCGAACGATGTAGAACCGCAGGTAGCCTTGGACCTGCATCTTGGTAATCTTGTCGGGGTCTTTTTCAAGCAGAATCAGGACGACCTCTTGTTCGAGGTCCTTCCAAAGCGGATTGCCGCCCGTAATGGTGAGGCAAGCCTTGCGGATTTCTCCGCTGCGATAAAGGTCAAGGATGACGTTCTCTGCGTTCACTCACGCAAAGATGGCGGGGGTTCTTCCTAATGTTGCAAAAAATCTCTCGTCCTGTTGAGAACCTGTGTACGCAGAAACTTGATGTCGGGCCTTGCTCTCATGTTTTTAGCAAGGATTTCGAGGTTGTGCATGACGGTTGCGTGGTTCCTCTTGATGATACGCCCGATTTGGCAGTAGGTGTACAGGTATTCGGAGTAGGCGATGTCTGCGAAGATGCTTCGAGCCAGCACCAGTTCTTGGGTCTTGACTTCGCTCAATATATCATCGGGACTGACTCCGATAACCTCTGCCGTGTAGCCGAGGATGGTGCGTGAGATTAGGTCCATGTTAAAACGGGTTTGGGGGTAGGGGCATCCAGTGGCTTACTTCGATCAGGAACCAAGTTTGGTGTTCGTAGTACCAACGTCCATCTCCCAGCCACGCATAGGCTTGATTCATGTCGGTTGTGAATATCAGGACTGGCTCGTAAGGTGTCGGCATACGGTCCAAGCATTTTACCCATTCCATCGTCAGGCGTTTTTGGCTTGAAGAATTCGACCGAGCAGGGTCCAGTTGACGGACCAAGCCTTGATGGTTTCGGATTTGTCGGGGCGGTTGCAGTTGACGCACTCCTTGCGGATATGCAGTTGCCAGCGTCGGAAATCGGTTGGTGTGGTTTTCATGGGGTTGGGGTTTGGTTGGTAAGGTTAGGCTGACGATGGGGGAGGTTTTGTCAGCGTGTAGGCTGACGATTTGTTCACGAATGAGCGAGTTAGCGGCAACCCTAAAAAGACTG